TATGCACTTTCTACAGGATATGATGTAGATTATGAAAATTCAGAAGATTCAGTAATTTATGTTGCAGACGCTGAAATTAAATTACGTGAACAAAGCACCGGAACAATTTCAACTAAAGATCCGAAGCAAGCTGAAGAACTTGCAAAAAAAGGAATCAACGTTAGTTTGTCAGAAGATGAATTAGAAGAAGCTCAGCTTATTAATCATATGACTGATTATCGAGGCGGCATTGAATATGTAGTACGTGATGTTGCAGAAGCACAAGCAGTTTCACAAAATATTCAACAATGGTCCGAGAAAAAAGGATTTACCGTTGTTAACAAGAAAATTTCAAAATCAGGTCGAGTTGGATATTTTTATTTTAGACTAGGCGAAAACCCATCACAAGAATCACAAAAGATACAAGGATATATTTCACAAATGCCAAGCATTAAACATTTTAGATTCCGCGTAAGATCACAAAATTCTAGACCAACACAACCAACGCCAGATATGGTATAAACAATTTATTAAACAAGTTATATGAGTAAAAAACAAAAACAACATCAAGCAATTGTCCCGGGCAATACATTAGCAGTAAAAGTTACCGGATCATCCCGAGAAGATTTAGCATATGCACTTAAAGCATGGAAACGCAAAATAAAATCATCAGGAATTTTAGAAGAAGTAAAAGAACGAAAAGAATTTATTAAGCCTAGCGTTAAAAAAAGAAAACAATTACAAAATGCAAAATTTATGCAAATGGTAAGAAATTTACACGCAAATTAAAATTTAATTGATTTAAAATATAAGCCCCTTCTTAAAAAGTTGGGGCTTTTTTACTGATTTTTTATTTTTGCTTATATTTATTTTAGAATACGCTATTACAACATATATAGCGTTTACCGACAATTAAAATATTCTATTAAGATTTCAAATAATCTTATTTCCAAAAACAAATTTAAGGAGAAAAACTATGGCAAAATCAGATTTGCTAAAAGAAGCAATTGCCGACGCTCGTGCTGTTAAAGAAACTGCATTAGCAAACGCAAAAATTGCTTTACAAGAAGCATTCGCTCCCCGCTTAGAAAGAATGTTAGCTACAAAACTAACAAATGAAATTGAGGGTGAAGAAGAATTGCAAGAACCAAATTTGGATGATATGGGTGACGATGTCCCTGTAGAAGACGAAACAACAGATGGTGCTGTTAATTGGGTCGACAATGATATTTCATTTTCAGTAGGTGGAAACACTTATGATGCTGAGATTGATAATTCAATGGAAGACGAACCAGATCTGGAAAAACCAGAAATGGGTGGTGAAGAAGAAGCACCAATGTCAAATGACGAAATGTCAGACGAGTACAATGAAAACTATGAGATGGATGATGATCTAAATCTTGAAGCAATCATTCGCGAGTTAGAAGGCGATTTAGACGAACCAGAAATGGAAGAACCAGAAATGGAAGAGCCAATGATGGAAGGCGAGGAATATGCTGAAGAAGACGATTCGGATATGAACATTGATGAAATCATTGAATCGATCCTACGTGAAGAAGAAGACGGTGATATACCTACATCAGATGCAGGTCCAGATCCGGAAGAAGTTGCTGAGTTGGAAGAAAAACTTGAAGATACTGAAGAAAAACTTGAAGAAGCTTATAATACAGTTCGTCAATTGAAATCTATTATCAACGAAGTTAATCTTTTAAATGCAAAACTTCTTTACACAAACAAATTGTTTCGCAATTTTGAATTGTCAGAAAATCAAAAAATGAAAGTAATTGAAAATTTTGATAGAGCTGGTAATACAAGAGAAGTGAAATTAGTATTTAGTACGTTAGCTGAATCATTTAAACGTCCAACAACAAAGAAACGTGTAGTTAAGGAATCATATGCATCTAAACCAGTTGCAACAACGGCTCCTAAATCTACAAATATTATTAATGAAGGATTTGATCAAGCAGAACGATGGAAAAAATTAGCAGGATTGCTATAAACATTTTAAAAAAAAAGGAAAACAAAAAATGAGTATTTCAAATTTATTACAAACTAACGACTTCGTTCAAAGAAACAATGCTAAATTAGCAGTTTCTAAATGGGAGAAGACAGGTTTGTTAGAAGGTCTTAGAACCGAAACAGAAAAAGCCGGTATGGCTCAATTGCTTGAGAACCAAGCAAGACAATTAGTAAAAGAAGCATCATCTACAGGAACAACTGCAGGATCAGAAGAATGGGCAGGAGTTGCTCTTCCATTGGTTCGTCGTATTTTTGCTGAATTTGCTGCAAAAGAATTCGTATCAGTTCAACCAATGAACTTGCCATCAGGTCTAGTATTTTACTTAGACTTTAAATATGGTACAGCTCAACCAGGATTTGATGATGATAACTTAAACAGAACAGGTGATCCATTTGGTAGCCCTAACGCATTAGACTCTTTATTTGGCGTAACAACTACAGGTTCAGATGCAGCAGGCGGTTTATATGGTGCAGGTCGTTTTGGTTATTCATTGAATGATTACACTTCAAGTACATTAGCATCAGCCACAACAACTAGTACAGGATCAGGTTTAGGCTTACCAGCTTCTTCATCTTTTAACCAAGATAGTAACTATACTAGCAATACTGCTGGATACAAAGTAGTTACAGTTAATGTGCCAACCGATGCTGATTTATATTCAGTTCGTGCATGGACATTTGCTTCGGGATCAGGATTGACTGAAATTGTACCAGTTCAAGCATTCTCTACAATTACTAGTAACTACACTGCATCGTTTGTTGTAACAACAGCACAGGCAACAGCTATTCAGACAGCTATCGCTGCAACAGCAAACTTGAAACTTAATTACTACAAACAACCAACAGATACATCTAGAGGTGATTTTGAGGATAATAAAGGCGGCACAGGAAACGGCTATACAGCTGATATTAGCATCCCAGAAATTAACTTGGAAATGCAATCAGATCCAATCGTTGCCAAGACTCGTAAGTTGAAAGCAGTTTGGACTCCGGAATTTGCTCAAGATTTAAATGCTTACCATTCAATTGATGCTGAAGCTGAATTGACTTCAATGTTGTCTGAATACGTATCCATGGAAATTGATTTAGAGATCTTAGACATGTTAATCTCTGCAGCACCAACAACTGAATATTGGTCAGCATTGAACAACAACTTCTTCAACTCAGCAACTAACACATTCGTTCAATCGGGTGCAGGTGCAGCAACAGCTTTAGGTGATGGATATTACAACACGCAAGGTGGTTGGTTTCAAACATTGGGTACAAAACTTCAAAAAGTATCTAATAAGATTCACCAAAAAACTTTAAGAGGTGGTGCTAACTTCTTAGTAACTAGTCCAGCAGTAGCAACTATCCTTGAGTCTATCCCGGGATTTGCAGCTGAGACAGATGGTACTAAAATGGAATTTGCAGCCGGTGTACAAAAAATTGGTGCGATTAATAATCGTTACACAGTTTATAAAAACCCATACATGACAGAAAACGTAATCTTAATGGGATTCAGAGGAGCACAGTTCTTAGAAACAGGAGCAGTATTTAGTCCGTATATTCCATTAATTATGACTCCGTTAGTATACGATCCGGTTAACTTCACTCCACGTAAAGGTGTTATGACACGTTACGCGAAGAAAGTAGTTCGTCCAGAATTCTACGGAAAAGTATATGTTCATGGTTTAAATGCAATTTAATATTTAGTTAATTAAATTAATTACTAGTTAAATAATTAAAGAAATGAAAAGGGGTGGCTTCGGTCATCCCTTTTTTACTGTACAAATATTTATAATAAAGGAAAAATATATATGGCAGTTCCAAGAAATAAATATTCAATGCAAGCTATCATTCGTTATGATGGACGTTTGGTTGATGTTCTAGATCGAATCCGAGCAATCCGTTTAGTACTTATGGTGCATATTGAACAAGATTTAGGAAAAAATAAAGAATTAATTACAATCAAAGTTATGACTCCATATCCAGCCCGCGAAACATTTAAAGCAATTCGCCAAATGGCCCTAGGAAAAATTGAAACATGTAAAGACATAACTTTGCAAGAATCTACACTTACAAAATTATCTTAATTAAATTAAATTATGGCTACACTAAACAAGGAAAAAACTCCACCAAAAACTGAAATTAAATTTTCAATTACATTATCTGAAGAGCAAAAATTAGCAAAAACAAAAATCATTGAAACACCTTTTAATTTTATTTTAGGTGCAGCTGGTTCAGGTAAAACATTGTTAGCAGTTCAAATAGCATTGGACATGTTTTTTAAACGACGAGTCAATAAAATTATAATAACAAGACCTACAGTGTCAAATGAAGATAATGGATTTTTGCCAGGATCACTTAATGAAAAGATGGAACCATGGTTAGTTCCAATTCGTAGTAATATGCGTAAAGTTTACAATAAACCAGAATTACTAGAAAAAATGGAAAAGGAAGAAAATATTGAACTAGTTTCATTAGCACACTTTCGAGGAAGAACATTTGATAATGCTGTTTGTATAGTAGATGAATTTCAAAACTTGACAAAAGAACAATTAAAAATGGTATTATCTAGACTAGGTAAAGACAGCATCATGATTTTATGTGGTGACAAATATCAAGTAGATTTAAAATTTAAAAATGATTCTGCAACTCACGAAGTTCCAAAACTACGAGATTCAATTTGGGTCAATGAAATTGTTTTATTGGATAATCATCGACATGAAGCTTTACATGATATTTTATCTCGTTTAAATGATTAACAACAATATTTATATAAAAGGAACAAATAATGGATTACAGCACAAATAAACCAATCTGGCCCGGAAGTTCATCTTTCACAACAGGATCTACGCCTTTTGGATTTTTTGATACTGATTCCATGTTCCAAAAACATGCAGATAGCTTTGCAAAATATGCTGCTCAACATATTGGATATCCGATCATGGATATTGAACTTTTAGATATAAACTTCTATACAGCATTTGAAGCAGCTGTAATGGAATATTCAAATCAAGTTAATCAAGTTAACATTGTTAACAATTTGATGAATACATTAGGTATTCAAACAGGATCTGGATTTATGTCAGGTTCAAGCTTCACGGGACAACAAATAGGTAATTCATTTGGATACATATCAAAACTATCAAAAGCATATGGCACAGAAGCTGATTCGGGAGGAACAGCAAAGTGGTATAAAGCTAAAGTAGATATGATTCCGGGTCAACAGACATATAGTATTCGAACCGCAGTATCTAAATCTTTAGGAATTAATTTAACAAATACTAGTTCAATTGAAATTAAACGAGTACTTCATAATCCTCCACCGGCAATTGTTAGATATTTTGACCCATTTGTTGGAACAGGGTTAGGTTCTCAACAATTACTTGATTCATTTGGATTCGGCGGAATGTCTCCATCGATTAGTTTCATGATGATGCCAATACATGCAGATTTATTGAGATTACAGTCAATTGAATTTAATGACCAAATACGTAAGTCACACTACACTTTTGAAGTACATGGAGATGATATTAAATTTTGGCCGGTACCAACATCAGGGACAGGTTCAGCATCGTCAACAATATTTTACGGATCTGTATGGTTTGAATTTTTATTTGAAGAAGATAAAAACAATGATGCACTTTTATTCGGCAATACAGCTCTTATAAAAGGCACAGTAAGTGACGCATCAAATATACCATATACATATCAAACATACAGTAGCATTAATGATATGGGGCGCGCGTGGATTATAAAATACGGATCAGCATTAGCAAAAGAAATGTTAGGATTTGTACGTGGAAAATATAGTTCAATTCCTATTCCTAACTCAGAAATAACCCTAAACGGCTCAGAATTAGTATCACAAGGTCAAACTGAAAAAGGTGAGTTAATAACTCAACTACGGGAATTTCTAGATAAAATGACCAAAGAGCAAATGCTAACAAGACAAAATACAGAAGCAACTCAAATGAATGAAATTCTTGCAAAAGTTCCATTAAAAATTTATGTTGGATAACGGAGAACACTTATGGCACTATTTGGAGGAATTAGAGATGCTCGATTTTTAGCTGCAGTTAATTCGGAATTGCTTAATTCAATTATTGATACTGAAATTGAGTTTTTTAAATTAATAGTAGAATCCAGCAATTCAAATATATATGGCGAATCAGAATCAAAAGCATTCAATGATTCTATTTTGATTCCATGTTTAATTACTAAAGAAACAAAAACAGCAAACATGGATGATTTTGGTCATTCATATACAAGAACAGCACAATTTGCAATATCACGAGATATTTTAGAACGAGCTTCATTTTTTCCTGAAGTTGGAGACATTGTATTTTGGGACAATGAATATTATGAATTAGACAACATTGATGCAAATCAATACTTTGCAGGAAAGAATCCAGAAACATGGCCAAATGGATCACAACATGGTTACAGTGTTTCTGTATTATGTGAATCTCATGCAACAAAACAAACACCGCAAGGAATTAAAGATATACGACGAGGCGGGAATAATAATTCGCCGGCATATAAAGGATATTAATGCCTAGATTGAATAGACAGGATATTGATCGTAAAACCAATAAACCTAATCCAAAACAAACGGAAGGGGTATCTAACGATTCAATTTTAAATCGGGCAGAACAATTGCGGCGCGACGATGATATAATTCGTACGCCAAAACGTACAACATATGATATTGATCATGCAATTAAATGGTTTATAGAAAATGAAATACAACCACAACTAGAAACCAACAATCAAACAATTCCAGTACCGGTAATATTTGCTGCAGGAGAGAAATGGGATAATGTACGTCGTTTAGGTTATATGCGAGATGAAAAAGGAATGATTCAGTCTCCAATGATCATGTTGAAACGAAACAGTGTTTCAGAACGAGACTCAGTTAAGTCATTGGATGTGAATCGACCTCAGTCTGAAAACGTGCGGATCTATCAAACAAAATACAATGAGCGCAA